AGAAGTAGCAGTTAAGGTACAGCCAGTAAATGGTGCAATCTCTGCTACAAATCCAGAATATCAATTCAACGCAATTGTTTCAGAGTGGACACCTCTAAATGGTGCTGTAGGCGAACTAGCCACTGCATCAGTTACATGGCCAATCACAGGAGCAATCGTTGCGGATGTAACACCTTAATATGTCAAAACTAGTCTTAACTAATGCAACAGTTGTATTTGAAGGAGTCTATGATTTCAGCGACTTAATTTCAAGCATAACTATTTCAACAGTACATGATGTTCTTGATGTTACTCCAGTTAAAGATGGAGTAATCTACAAGGAAGTAATTGCTGGAGTTGGGACTAACTCAGTAAGTTTTGAGTTCTACCAAGACCTCAGTACTGAATACGGTACAGGAACAACTTTAACACTTGAAGAATTCTTTAATGGATATTCAACTGTTCCTTCAAGAGTAGGTACAAAAGTTTCCTGTGCTGTAAGAGCATTAAATGCACCAATCTCAGCAACAAATCCAGAGTATCAATTTGAGGCGTTGATTTCAGAGTGGACTCCACTTAACGCAGCTGTTGGTGGGCTAAGTACAATTACTGTTAACTGGCCTATATCTGGAGCAATTACAAAAGATACTACACCGTAGTATAAACAATAACCTAATGAAAAGGGGCGCACAAAATGGATGGACTAAAAATAAAAGTAAAAACATCAGACGGAGATGAAGGAGTATATTCACTTCGTCCAAAGACACTTGTTGCATTTGAAAACAAATACAATAAAGGCTTTGCTAAGTTGCTAACAGAAGATCAGAAGTTAGAGCATATCTACTTCCTGGCTTGGTCAGCAATGAAGGATTCAGGTAAGGTTGTAAAGCCTTTTGGCGAAGCCTTCTTAGACACACTTGACAGTGTGGAACTAGAGACTGACCCAAATTCCGAATCCACAGAGACAGCCTAACCTATACGGTAGCAATGATTTCTGTGGAGACGGGAATATCTCCAATTGATTTGCTTGAAGCACCAGATGGTGTACTTGAAGCAATCGTTATTTACATAAAAGAAAAAAACAAGAATGTGGGCAAATAATGAGCAGAAATGCAATAGTGTTAACTGGTGTTAAAGAAACACTAAAAGCATTAGAGTCTTTTGATAAGCAAGCAGTTAAAGAATTCACTAAGGTTATTAATTCTGAACTAAAAATTGCTAAACAAGACGCTCAAGGATTTGTATCTGGTGAACCACCTCTTAGTGGGTGGAACACCGTTCCCGCAGTTAAGCCTCGTACTCGTGGTGGAGCAGGATGGCCTGCTTGGGACCAAAGTATTATCAAGGCAGGAATAACATCCACAAAGGCTGAGGGTAAAGTAAGAAAAGATTACACAACATCAGCAGGAGCATTAAAGAATAGATCAGCAGCAGGTGTTATCTATGAATTGGCTGGTAGAACAAACAAGACTGGTAGATTTATTAAGAATTTAGAAGGTGCTGTTGGTGGTGCATCTCGTCTTATCTGGAAATCAGTAGATAAGAACAAAGACAGGATTGAAAAGAATGTCTCTGATGCTTTAGAAAAAGCAAAATCAACATTACAAAAGAATTTAAATATGAGGAGAGGTTAACATGGCAACATCAGGAGCAGTAATAGCCAGAATTGTTTCCCAATACTCAGATAAAGGATCTAAGGCTGCTCAAAAAGACATTGCCAAGATGGGCAAGAAGATTGATGACTGGAGCAAAAGAACTGTAAAGGCTTACGGTGTTGCAGCAGCAGCAGTTGGAGTATTTGCATATCAAGTTGGTAAAAATGCTGTACAAGGAGCAATGGAAGATCAAAAGCAACAGGCTGCATTAGCCACTGCTTTAAGAAATACTACAGGTGCTACAGATGCTGCAATTCAAGCAAACCAGGAATATTTAGATGGTCTTGAACTACAAGTTGCAATTGATAATAATCAGTTAATTCCTGCCCTTCAGAAATTAGTAACAGCAACTGGAGATCTTGGACAAGCACAAGCACTTCTATCTTTGGCAACAGATGTAGCAGCAGCCTCTGGAAAAGATTTATCTACAGTCTCAACAGCCCTCTCAAGAGCAGTAGGCGGAAATTTTACAGCATTAACAAGACTTGGACTACCACTTGATGCTGCTGCAGTTAAATCAGGAAACTTAGAAAAACTTTTAGAAGACTTAGCCAAAACAAGTAAGGGACAGGCAGAGGCAGCAGCAAACACTTTTGCAGGTAAATTAGAAACACTAAGATTAAAGTTTGCACAGGTAGCAGATAGAATTGGCTACGCCTTGATGCCAGCAATTGAAGAGTTTGCAACATATCTTATGTCTGATGTTATTCCTAATATTGAGGAATGGGTTACTCTCAATGAAACTAAATTGCAGGACAGTTTTAAAGGTGTCATAAACACTCTTTATGCTCTTTCTATAAATATCGTTAAAATAATTGGATTCCTTGAAAGATATAAAGAAATACTTATAGTTTTGGCAAGCATTCCACTTATAAGTGTTTTTGGAAGCCAAGTGGCAATTATTGTTGGACTTGGTAAAATGGTTGCTGATGGACTTAAAGCAATCCCAGTAGCATCAGGTAAAATTGTAGGTGCATTTAGAGGATTTGCAACCGCAGTTGGACTTGTTACTGCAGCATTTAGAGCAGGTGGATTTATGGCTGCTCTAAAGGGTGCCGTTCAATTATTCATGATGCTTAATCCATATGTAAGAATTGCAACAGGATTATTCGTACTTGGAGCAGGAGCAGTTGCCTTGTTTACAAAGGCACTTGGAAAATCTGACTCAGCAGCAAAAAAGACTACTCTAACAAATGAGCAAATAGCAAAACAACAAAAAGAATCAATTCTTAATGGATTTAAGCAAGTTGAGGTTGCAACTGCAGCAGCAAATGCAGAAAAAGCAAGAACATTAGACACTCTTAAAAATCTAAAAGCACAACAAGCAGCAGATGCAGCAGCAAGAAAAAGAGCAAAGTTTGAGGCTGACTATGCAAAGATAAATGATCGTATTGCAAAAAATCACAATGTAAGACTTTTAAATTCTGATGAAGAAAAAATGGTTCAGATCAATGCTGCAGAAGCATTATTACTTAGACAAACAAAGTTAGATACAGTTAATGCAAAACTTCTTGATAAATTAAAAGAAGAAGTCTTGTTAATGAAGGTCAAGAATGACCTTGCAATGCGTTATGACGATATACTTAAAGTTTTAGCCTTGTCAGATGAAAAACTACCAGGAGCAATTGCTGTACTTGCACAAAAGTGGGGAACGACAACTGAGGCTGTTAGAGCTTATATTCTTCAATTCCAGATTGTTTCTGATGGAACAATATCTGATGATGAAATTATTAAACTTGCTCAGTCATGGGGAAGCACTAAAGAACAAGCAGCAAAGTATCTTGATTTCTTTGTAGCCCTAAATGATGGTGTTTTAGATACTCAAGAAATTGATAAGTTAAAGACCAGATGGGGTATGACTGAACAACAAGTCAAAATGTATGCTGACTTTGTTGGTGTAGTAAACGACGGTAAACTAACTGATGCTGAAATTATTAAAATTCAGGATAAGTGGAAGTTAACCACTGACCAAGTTGTTGAATATATTAAGCAAATTGGTAGCCCTGTTTCTTATTCAGGTACACTTATTGATCCTGCCAAAGCAGCAGAAATAGGTTGGAAGAATGCTTTAGCAGCACTTCTTGCTTATCAAGCAGCCCTTGGAAAGGGAACTTCTTCAAGTTCATCTAGTTCTTCAAGTTCCTCTTCAAGTTCTTCAAGTTCTTCAAGCACTGCAAGCACAACAGATTCTGCAGCCTCAGCAGCAGCAACGGCAGCAGCAAATGCTTCTAAAGCAGCAGCAGCAGCGTATGCAGCAGCAAAAGCAAAGGGTGACATGAACGCAGCAGCAATCGCTGCAGCAGGAGTTAATCCAAGTGCCCTTGCATCACAAGAATCTGGAGCAATAGGTGCAGCATCTATAGCAGCACAATTGAGAGCAGCAGAGCAAGCACAAGCACTACAAGACAATATCACAGCAATGTCTAGGTTTAGAGAAAAAGAAGCAGCAGATCTAGCAGCATCTACAGCATTATCAAAACAACTAGACTATGATGAAAGATCTAAATTTAGGTCAATGACTATGGCTAATGCATCAAGCGTATCTGGAACATCTTCTTCAGGAGCAGTTACAGTTAATCTAGTAGTTAATGGATCTGTATCTACTGAACAAGACTTAGTTTCAGCAGTAAGAAATGGATTGCTTGCTACCCAGACTAACGGTAACGGTTTAACATTGCAGGCAGTGTAATGACAGCACCAGTAATTGGAGTAGAGATTGACTTCTCAAATGGAGCATCATTTGGATATCCGTTTCTGTTAGATGATCCAGATTATGGAATTCTTGATACTAATATTTTGGCAGACTCTCCTGCAGATATTGTTAATATCACTGATCAAGTACTGGCAGTTTCTACTCGTAGAGGCCGTAACCGTATCCTTTCTAACTTTGAGGCTGGAACTGCGACGGTAACAATAAATGATCCTAACTCAGACTTTAATCCACAGAATACAGCATCACCATATTATGGTAAATTACTGCCATTACGCAAAATAAGAATATGGGCAGATACAACACTAGGACCAACAACATATAGAATTGCTCTGTTTTCTGGATATATTAATTCATTTGATACATCTTTTTATCAAGGAACAGATGCTACATCTACAGTAGTTCTTCAGTGTACTGATGGATTCCGCCTTTTAAATAATGTGTCTACTGGAGTATCACCAGTCCCTGGATGTACAGCAGGACAATTGTCTGGTACAAGAGTAAATGCTTTGCTTGATTTTTCAGGATTTCCAAATTCTTTAAGAAGTATAGATGTTGGTGACTCTACAATGCAAGCAGATCCTGGTGGTAATAGAGGAATTCTGCAGGCTATTCAGACCGTTGAACAATCAGAATTTGGTGCTTTCTTTATATCAAGACAAGGCGAAGCAAGATTTTTGGATCGTACAGATGTTTCAGAGTTGGCTGATGCTAGCATAAGAAACTATACAGATGTTTCTCCAGGCCCAACAGATTTAAGATATACAAATGTTGACTTTGCTTTTGATGATCAATTAATTCTGAACGATGTTACAGTTACAAGATATGATGATAATATAGGTCCTGACCCAGTACCTCAAACGGTTACAGATGCAGCAAGTATTTCTACTTATTTTACTAAATCAGGTCAAAGAACTGGTATTCTTGTTCAGACAGATCAAGAAGCAAGTGATCAAGCACATACACTTGTTGCTGCCCGTAAAGACTCACAAATAAGAATTGACTCTATGAGTCTAAACTTGTTGGATGGAACTGAATTTGAGACACTCGTTAATGTTTCTATGGATATTTATACTCTTATAAATATTACAAAGACTATGGCTGGTGGCTCTACAATTAGTCGTGAGTTATTCGTACAAGGAGTCCAGCACGATGTGAGACCAGGAATCTGGAATACAAAGCTTCTCACAGCAGAACCAATTATCCAGGCTTTTATCCTTGATTCACCAAATCAAGGTATACTAGCATTAACAGATCCACCTAATACAAATGCACTATCATACTAAAGGAGAAAAAGAATGCCAATAGGTAGTCCAAACGCAGGATATCGTTTATTTACAACAGGCGATGTTCTAACTGCAGCACAGGTTCAATTTAACCTGCAGAATCAATCAATCATGTTCTTTGCTAATGCTGCAGCAAGAGACGCTGCCTTGACAGTAGGTGTTGTGCAAGAAGGTATGTTTGCCTATCTTGCTGATACCAACACAACAGTTTTCTATGACGGTGCTGCGTGGCAGTCATTTGGTACTGGAGATGTTACTGGCTTAACTGCTGGCACTGGTATTACAATTACTAATGCTTCTGGTCCTGTTCCAACAATTGCATTATCAACCAATGGAACTTTAACATCACCAAAAGAAACAGTTGAAATTGTTGCTGCTGGATCAACAGGCACTATTAATATTGATACTTTAACAGCATCTGTTGAATATTATACTGGTGCTGCTACAGCCAACTGGACACTAAATGTTCGTGGAAGTGGTGCAGCAACCCTTAACTCAACAATGGCAGTTGGAGAACAAATCTCTGTTGTATATCTTAATACAAATACTGGAACAGCATACTACCCAACAGGCTTTACTATTGATGGGTCAGCAGTAAGTCCTAAGTGGTTAGGTGGAACAGCACCTTCTTCAGGAAACATTAACTCAATAGATTCGTATGTTTATACAATTATAAAGACAGCAGCATCAACATACACTGTTCTTGCTTCACAAAATAAATTTGCTTAATTAATATCTAAAAGGAGAATCGTGAGTCCATTATTTCGTAACCCAAGTGGTATAGGTGTAACATTAAGATACATTGCACCAACACCTCCACCTGTTACACCTCCTGTGACTCCACCTGTAACACCACCT